GTTGAACGGCAGCGGATTCTGGAACGGTGGAACCGGGAATGCCGACGATGCACTGTTCGGCTTAACCGGCGCAACAAAACAACCGCTGGTCGTATTTGCCAATGGCATCACGGAAGGCACCGAGACTGATAAGGGCTATGCGTTTGAAGCTGTCGTGGAGTCCTACAACATCGGCAACGCGGTCGGAGAGATGTTGACGTTTACGCTCACGGCGCAAAGTGCTGGCACTGGGTAGAGATTAGGAGAGAAACAGAATGCCGATTATTCGTGCAGTGCCACTCAAGGATGCCACTACGACTGCGCTCACTAGCTGTGGCGTAGGCTCGGCTTATGATGTGGGCGGCGTGTTTTCAGGACAACGCTTATATAGTGCGTTGCATGTTTTAAGTTCATCAACGGGCGCACTCGTCTTACGAGTTCAAGGATCAAGCAGTTCAGGATTCGGCGCAGGAAAGTTCACAAGTCATGTGGCCTTCACCTCGCAGACATCCGTCGGAGGACAATGGGCGACACCGCTGACCACGGCGAACGTCACCTCAACCTTCCAGCAGTTCTGGAGAGCGGAGTGGGGGATGACAACGTCTGGCGAGTCCTACAACCTCGTCAGTTGGATCGGGATACAGTCTTAATTAGAGAGAGGACACAGCAATGGCTACATTGGTCTACACGAATGCGAAGATTGAAATCAAGGGCGTGGATTTATCTGCCCATGCGTCAGAAGTCGGACTCAATTATGCGTCTGAAACTCAGGACGAAACGGCTATGGGCGATGACACGCGCATCCGCAAAGGTGGTCTGAAGGACTGGAGCGTGGATGTTACGTTTCATCAGGACTACGCTGCTGCTGCCGTTGATGCAACATTGTTCTCGGTAGTCGGCACGACGGTCTGCGTGGAAGTGCGTCCACAGAATATTTGCTCCACAGCCACCAACCCGATATATTCGGGAATCGCTGTGTTGGAATCCTACAATCCACTTGGCGGTTCTGTGGGAGCGTTACTTGACGCGCCGATCTCACTGCAATCGGCTGGCACACTGAGTCGCGCAAGTTCATGTGGCTAGATTCCTATGAGAGCGACTGGGCATTCCGGTCAGCTTAACTACTCCTATCAGCTTGCTGCCACTCTCACAGGTTGGAGTTGCGAACCGGTGGTCGGGTCTAAGGGCCATCGGTTCCGCATCTCTGCCAAAGTGAAGACCGCAGTCGAGCCGTGGGTATCGCAACGCCCACTCGACCTGACGCTGGAGTTCGGATCGTCGCGTTGGACATGGACGAACGTCAACCCAAACGTTGTCAACGGCTCCATCGACCTTGAGCTAGAACACCAACCCACCATCACCAAAGGAACCCAACATGAGTAATCCATATTTCGTTGAACCAGATGTGTCCCGTATTGACTTGGATTGGAATGCCCCGAACGGTGAGGAGCATCCCATCTGGATTGAAGTGAAATCCGAACTGACGATTGGCGAGGAACGCGCCATGCTGCGCTCTGTCTCCAACGTCACGGCTGAAGTGCGTAAAGCAGCAGACGGGGCAACGTCTGACCCGTCAGCGAAATTCGACTGGACGGAATATAGTTTCGCTCGACTGTTGGCTTATCTCACTGGGTGGTCGCTAACTGATGATCAGGCGAACAAGCTCGACATCAGTCGAGAGGTGATCGGCAGTTTCCATAAGACGTTGTTTGACTTAATTGACAACGCGGTGGAATACCACATTGAGAATGGTGGTTCGTTAAAAAAAGCAAAGCCTACCAAGCGCAAGCGCAAAACGACCTTGCGATCATGAAGCGCATGAACTGGAGTTACTCAGACCTGATGGCGTTGCCAGTCGGGTATCTTGATCCGCTATATAAACTCTTGCGCGAGGAGGCGCGAGAACACGCACGGGCGAACCGTCGCCGTCGCTAAGACTGCATCATGGCTGTGAGCGTAGGAACCATTCGTGCGTCACTCATCCTGCAAGACCGGATGACCGGCCCGTTGAAGGCTGCGGGTCAAGCTGCACATAAGTTCGGCACAAAGATGACGGCGATGGGCGCGACCATGTCCAAGGTCGGCGCGTCCATGCAAGCCACCGGCATGATGATGTCGATGGCGCTCACGCTTCCCCTGACATTGCTTGGCGGTGCAGCAGCGAAAACCTTTGCCCAGTTTGAGCAGGGCATGAACAAGGTGCGTGCGGTGACGGGTCTGGACAAAGTCAGCGCAGAGTTCCAGCAACTTCAAGAGCAAGCCGAAGAACTAGGACGCACCACGGTGTTCTCAGCCGTGCAAGCGTCCGAGGCGATGGGCGCATTCGGCTTGGCAGGGTTTAAGGCCAACGAAATTCTCGGCGCGATGCCGGGAGCCTTGCAACTGGCAGCAGCAGGACAACTCGCGGTCGGTGACGCTGCGAGTATCACCGCGAAGATTATGCGTGGGTATGGGCTGGACATCAGTGAAGTCGCACGCATGAATGATGTGCTGACGAAAGCCTTCACCACCTCCAATACTGATCTGGTCAGCTTGGGCGAAGCCTTCAAGATGGCTGGCCCCGTGGCGAACGTCGCCGGGTTGCAGTTTGAGGAAACCGCAGCAGCGTTGTCCCTGATGGCAGACGCAGGGTTCCAAGGCACGATGGGTGGCACCGCCTTGCGTGGTGCGATCTCTCGACTCGCTGGAGCCGTGCCAGCAGTGGCGAAGCAGTTGAAGAACATGGGCATCGTCACGATGGATGCCAACAAGCAACTGCTCCCGATGGCAGATATTCTGCGCCAGCTTGAAACGCGAGGACTCAGCACGGGCGAGATCATGCAACTGTTCGGGCAACGCGCTGGCCCTGCGATGGCTGCATTGCTTGAACGCGGAAGTGGTGCGCTCATTAACATGACGCGCTCATTGGAAGATTCCGGTGGCACCGCAGAGCGTATTGCGCGAGTGCAGTTGGAAGGCTTGATGGGGCAATGGACGTTGCTCAAGAGTGCGGTCGAGGGCGTGAAGATTGCGATGGGGGAACAGTTGGCTCCAGCCCTCACAGCGTTACTCGGCAAGCTGACGGCCTTCTCAGGGTATCTCACGAACGTCGCACTGCCAGCGTTCGCAGCGTTGCCCCCATCCATTCAGCAGACCACGATTGCCGTGCTGGCTCTCGCGGTCGCACTTGGCCCCTTGATGACAATTTCTGGCGTGTTGCTGCGTGGGTTCGGGCCACTCGTATCAGCCGGTGGCTTCCTTGCGAAGACGTTCGGCAATCTGTCTGTGCGTGGTGCGTCGTTAACGAAAACCTACAAGCTGTTCACCACAGCATTCTCCAAAGTCTGGTCACTATTCACCAAGGTCAATGTCATCACAGGACTCGCAATAACCGCAGTCTTGGCAATCAACGCAGCAATCAAAAAGCTCACCGGGGGTTCGCACAGCCTGTGGTCAGTGTTGAAGGATGTTGGCACCATCGTGTTCCACCTAGGAAAACGATTTACAGCATTTGTTATGGGAGGGATCAAGGTAGCCATCGACTGGGTGTCTAAATTTGTCGGGGGACTTGCCGATCTGTTCTTCGGAATGGAGAAGATCGCACAGTTCGGGGGATGGCTTACTGGACGCCTCGATGACTTGGATGCTGGTGCGAAAAAGTCTAGTGCCTTTGCGAAATCTCAAGAGGAAATTGACGATGCAATGGTCAAGGGCTTGAAAGCCTTAGACCTAACTCAGCAAAGCATGACGGGGTTGGAATATGTCCTGAAGGAATTAAGCAAGACTGGAGACATCACCAACGACGAAATTAAGGTGATGGTGAAACGAGCCAAAGAGCTTGAAAAGCAAGGCGTGCCTCTCACGGGCATGATGAAAAAGCTGGTCAAACAGTTTGATGCGGCTTCGGAAATAGTCGTAGAAACAATTCCTCAAATTCAAGATGTGACTGAAGCGATTGAGGAAGACACTGAGGCGACAAAGAAGGCCACTCAAGAGAAGAACAAGTTTGCCGATGCCGTCAATAAACTGTCCCGTGAATTCACTGGAGCAGACTTACAAGGCACGGTGAATGAAATTGTCGCGTCGTATCACGACATGACATTGAACGGCACCTACACAACTGAAGCAAATAACCGTCTGGCAGAAGCACTGTCTGATGTTGCCGACAAGGGCGGTAAGATTCCTGAAGGGTTTGAAAAGATTGTTGCTGCCTATCAAGCGACACGCGCTGAAACAGAAGCTCTTACTGCTGCCGAGAAAGCATCGCAGCGAATGCGTGATCGGTTCTCAATGGAAAAGCCCATCGCGGATGCTGAAGCACTTCGGGCTACGTTTGAAGAACTCAAGGGAGAAGGCGAATTAAACGAAGCTCAACTTGAGAAATTTGGCAAGGCTGCACTCGCTTTGAAAGCTGGAGGCATTACACAGCTTGGTGGTGGCCTCGATGACCTTGCGCTGAAATATTCTACGCAGACCACGCAGACTATTCCATCCTTCACCGATGCGATTGGGAAGGTCGGTGCAGCGTTCAGCAACCTTGCCACAATCAGTGGTGATGAGATGGGCAAGGTTTGGAAAAAGGCTGGTGAACTTGTCACAAAGGTTCAGGCGATCACGAGCGCCATTGATGGGGTGAAGTCAGCGTTCAAGGCTGTCAACAGTTTCTTCACCGGGGGAGGTTGGGCAAATGTCACAGGCATGATGAGTGGCTTGAGAAAAACGGTTGGTGGAGCTAGCGGTAGCGGTGGCCTTATTGGAGATGTTGCTGGCGTTGGTACTGGGGCGGTCACTGCTGGGCCTCAAGCTGCCACAGCGTTTGCAGGTTTCGCCACGGTCATTGGAGTTGGGGCTGTTGCTGCTGCGTTGTTAGTCTCGACATGGAAGTCGGCTGACGAACTGGCAGATAGGTTCTCTGCACGCATCGCTGCTGGTGGGCCTCACGCTGCTGCGATGGCTGCCCTTGCCGTGGCAGAAGTGAAAAAGGTTGGCATCGATGTGGGTGGTGTCGGGTCAACGGAAATGGTTGAACAGTTCGCGCATGGGGGCATTGTCAGCCATCCGACCGTGGGACTGCTTGGAGAGGCTGGCCCTGAAGCGGTTGTGCCACTTGATCAGATGGGGAACGAGGCGTTACTCAGCGAGGTGCGAGGGCTACGGTCAGAGCTTCGACTGCTTCCACTGCATCTTCGTGACGCAATCATCTTGGCTAGCTGATTATGCCGACTGTGAAACCGACCACGACGTTGGAAGTGTTGCTGGGGGGCTGCATCCTTGGCGAGTCGGACTTGCCCTGCGTGCTTGGGGGAACGTGGACAGATGTGACGGCTGACACACGGGTTGGCGTGCAACCCATTGAAGCCAGCTACGGTATCGATGGCACCGGCCCGAATGATCGCATCGCCTCGACCGGGACGCTCCAGTGGTCACTCAATAATGCTGCCACCAACAGCACAGGCAATGCAGGAGCCTATTCACCGGGGCATACAAATGCGCGTGATGGATGGGATATCGGGGTGCGATGCCGATTGAAGCTGGCGTATGGTGGCACCGACTATTACAAGTTCTTCGGCACGGTGAATGCGATTGTGCCAAGCGCAGGTCAATACAAAGACAAGGCCGTGGCTTGCACCGCCGTGGACTGGATGGATGAGGCGGCGACCAGCAAGATAAAAAGTATCCCGATTGCGACCGACCAGAGGGCAGACCAACTCGTCACAACTCTCGTGACTAATGCGGTGAAGCGCCAACCGGAGCAGACGGATTACGACACCACCATCAGCACCTTTGCTTACGCCTTCGATAATTTACAGGACACCAAGACGAGTGTCCTATCTGCCCTGCGCGACGTTGTGCTAAGTGAGCTTGGCTTTTTATATGTGAAAGGGTCAACGACTTCACCGGGGGGAGTGCTGACGCTGGAATCTCGTCATGCGAGGCCATTGACTCCAACTGCTGCCTATACATTTTCAAACACGATGGTGGAGCTTGAGGCCAGTCGAGCGAGGGAAGACCTCATCAACCGCATTTATATTGTCGTACATCCGCGCACCATCGCCGGGTCAACGTCAGTGCTTTGGGAGTTGACCACGACCGCGAGTGTGCCAAGCATTCCAGCCGGGGAAACGCTCTACATCACGGCTCCGTTTACGGAGTCCACGATTAATGCGTACAGCGTTGGTGGCATTGAACTCGTCACGCCGGTCGCTGGTACGGACTGGATTGCCAATGACGCAGCATCCGGTGGCTCAGTCATCACGGGCGACGTTGCCATGACCATTGATGAAACGGCTGCGAATGCTGCGGTGCTGAAGTTCGTCAATAGTGGAGCCGTCACGGCCTATCTTCAGACGGTGCAGGTGCGAGGCAAGACGGTGAAGGATGTCAGCGAGACGGTGGTGTCTGCCACTGACGAGGGGAGCAAGGTCAAGTTCGGCGCACTTGATCGACGGCTGGATATGAAATACGAAGACGATGTCACGCTTAGTTCCAACGCTGCGGAGTGGCTCTTGAATATCTTTGCCAGCCCTCGATATGTGGTCAAAGGCATGTCCGTGATCGGCTCGACATCAGCGTTGCTTACGCAAGTGCTGGCGAGAGAACCGGGCGACCGAATTGCCGTGACAGAAACCATGACGGGGCTGGATGCGGTAGGCTACTTTATCAATGGCGTGAAGCTGCATATTCACCCGTCAGGACTCACCAGCGTGGACTGGACATTGGCTCCTGCCGAACAGCAGTCGGCATGGATACTGAATACCTCGCTACTCGGAATCGGCACCACATTAGGATATGCATGATGCCTGAACATATTCACAACTTCGCAGACTGTTTAAGCCACGCAGGAGTCACCTCGCTCGAAACGCTCAGAATTGCACATGCGCGTCATGTGAAGGCCAAGCTGCATGAGGTCGAGACTCCGATCAACGTCGAGGTGAATCACGGGCGCTGGCTAATCAACTGCGAGTGCAACGGTGCTGCGGTGAGTTGTCGCACAGCAAAGATCGCGTGCTGCTTCGACTGCGGTCGTGTCTACAAGGTCGTGAAATTTCCGAGGAATGCTGGCAAGATAGAGAGCATCCTATTGGTGCGCCCGATGGCGAATCGGAACTGGAAGAAGGGTGAGACTGTGAAGTTCTTGGTGGCAGAAAATGTGGAGCATGGAATAAAGGAGAGTATCTAAATGTGCGCGTGGTCGGTTCCTAGAACGTGGTCGACGGGCGATACGCTCACGGCCTCATTGATGAACGATAACAGCAATCAGTTGACAGCCTTGCACGAAGGAGCCAGTGGCATTAGCAGCCTCACGACCGGTGACGTAATCACCGCCTCATCAGGATCGCAGCTAACGCGACAAGCTACGCTCAATGTCTCGCAAGGTGGGACGGGCGCAGCCACCCACACGACCGGCAACACGCTCGTTGGGGCTGGCACAGGCGCGATCACCTCAGTGGCAACGCTTGGGGTTGACAAGGGAGGTACCGGCGCAGCGACGTTCACAGATGGCGGTCTACTTTTAGGGTCAGGGACAAATGCAATTACGGCGCTTGGGGCTGCTGCGAACGGACAGATTCCGATTGGCGATGGCGCGACTGACCCGGTGCTGAATGAGATTGATGGCACGACCAACGAGATTGAAGTGACGAACGGGGCTGGCACAATTCAAGTCGGCATCGTTTCATCTCCGACATTGGATGGCACGAACATCACGGGCATCCCTGCTGCTGGCATTGGATCAGGCACGTTATCGGTGGCGCGTGGCGGTACTGGCGCAGCAACGCACACGAATGGCAACTACCTCAAGGGCGCAGGAACAGGAGCCATCACGAGTGCGACCGCATCGGCGACCTTTGCCGATGTTTCACCGCTCACCACACGGGGGGATATTTTATACAGCAGTAGCGGAACGGTTACTGGGGCGAGGCTGGGTGTTGGTGGTGCTGGAGAGGTGCTGACTTCAGACGGCACGGATGTGGCGTGGGCAGCAGCCGGTGGTGGTGGCCTCAAGGGATGTCGCGTGTATAACTCGGCTACCCAGACGATTTCGAGTGCATCCGTCACTGAATTGCTTTGGAACAGCGAAACCTTCGATAGCGATGCGTTCCATTCCACGGCATCTGCGACGGGTCGGCTCACTATTCCAGCCGACGAGGAGGGCAAGTATCTCGTCATCGCCCAATGCAATTTTCAGCCACGGAACAGTGGCAACTTCCAGATTATCGTGCGGAAGAACGGGAGTGATGCAGCATGGGGAGGCTTTGACAATCCAAGCCAAGGAGAGCATGTGACCATCACCGATGTGATGGACCTCGCGGCGGCTGACTATATTCAGATGTTTGTTTACCAGAACTCCGGCTCGACGGTCGATGTCTATTTCCATTCCACTGCGAGTGGGGGGATGAACAGTCCCTCGAATTTTGGGCTTACGAAACTTTTCTAGGAAGACAAGTTATGCCACGCTTTGAATATGAAAAGCCGAACGTTCCCGGCGTACTCATGGACGAATTAAACGCGGACGGGATTCAGCCAGAGCATCTCGAAACACGAGATGACTTTATTTGGATTACGGTTCCTGCAATCTTAGAAGGACAGGTAAGTTCTATCGTTGAAGCGCACGACGGGAGCGCAGCCTTAACTCAGGTGCAATGGGAGTTCGCCAGAACTAAACGCAATCGGTTATTACAGGAAAGCGACTGGACTTGCGTGACCGATTCCCAACTGAGCGAGGCCGACCAAGCGAGTTGGCAGACGTATCGTCAGGCTTTGAGGGATGTGCCTCAGAACGAAAACGATCCTGAAAATATCACATGGCCTGATGCGCCATCTGGGTAGGAGGGTAGGAATTTGTTTACTTCACCACGAACGTGGGTCAGTGGCGAACTCGTCACGGCAGCACTCATGAACACTTACATAAAGGACAACCAGACGGCAATGTATGCCGGGGCAATGTCGGTGACTTCGCAAGCAGCTTATGACTTGCTCTACGCCTCAAGCGCCACGCAGCTAGCACGCATTGCCACTGATACGTCAGGGAAGGTGTTAACCGCTGCCGGGTCAGGCGCACCGGCATGGCAAACGAATTTGGATGTTCCCGGTACGCTTGGCACGAACACCACGCTGGGGAACTTCACGGGGGCTGATCCCACCGCAGCGTTCTCAACACTCGCTGCGCTTACAGTCTACGCAGGAGTGGGCTACGATGCTGGCGGTGGGGATGTGGGCTGTCGCGCACACTTCAGAACCGCGAGAGACTCCAGTGGAGAGGCAACACAGACCGGCTCCGCGATCAGTTGGCAGAACGATGCCGATACCACGCAGGACGTGTGGCTGTGGGCCGATGACATGTATATCCGAGCGGACATTTTGCTCCGAGCGGGTCGCGAGTTCAAAGTCAGTACGGCTGGTGCGCCCACCGTCTACACCGGAGGCACGGCTGGGCAAGTGCTAACGTCTGGCGGTGCTGGCGTGTCACCGACGTGGGAGACTCCATAATGGCAACATGGACGATTCGGAAATTGAAATACCGCAACGACGATCCCAGTGGGCATGATCGCGTGGTGGATGAAATTAAATTTACGGTGACGGATGACGATGCGCTGCCGTTTCCCTCGCCCGTGGGACGGTATGAGGGTGGCGTTAGCTTGCACCCACTCGACCTGTCAAACTTTACAGATTTTGATTCTCTAACCGAACAGCAATGTCTTACTTGGGTGACGAGCGTGCTAGGCGTACAAACGGTGGCTGATATCGAAGATGGCATCGCTGCCGATGTCGCAGCGCAAGGGCATCCAAGAACCGGCACGGGAGTGCCGTGGTGATCGTGAAAGGTTTAGGCGATGGCGAACGTTGGCGACTGGAAAGAAATGAACCGGCTGGTCATCAGTCGCATCGAGGATAATTCTCGTAAGCTCGACACATTGAACGCATCAGTAGTTGAACTCGAAAAACGGATGGCGGTCCTCTGCGACCGCGAGAAACGAGACTCCTTGGAAGCGAAGCACACGGCGTTGAAATGGGGAGCAGCCATCAGTGCAGTTGTCAGTGCGTTGATCGCAGCGTTGCTCGGAGCGTTTCGTGAGCAGTGACGCCATCACCGACATCCTGCGCGATGTTCTCAAGCGCGAGGGGTGGCCGACCTACACTGAGCATCCGCAAGATCGTGGTGGCCCAACCAAGGGTGGCATCACCATCCGCACGTTGAGACAGTGGCGACAACGCCCATGCACGCGCAAGGAATTGCAGAAGCTCGATGAACGTGAAGCATTACAAATTCTTGAACGTCGCTACGTGGAGGCCAACGGCATTCATCGCCTGACCGGAACGCTGCAAGAACAAGTTATTGATAACGCGGTTCTCTCTGGCCCTCAGTTAGCTGTGAAAGATTTGCAACGTGCAGTCGGTACTACAACGGACGGCATCATTGGCAACATTACACTCGGCGCAATTGAACAACTCGGTGCAGATAAAGTTGAGCGCAGCCTCGCCGTCGAACGTGCGTTACGTTTGGCTGCATTTGTCCAGAAGAATCCAGAACAGATCGTGTTTCTTGTTGGTTGGCTGCGTCGAGTGCTGAGTTTCATCCGCTAGACCACTCCTGCTGCACGCTCGTTTTCAGTGTCGAATTCGCTGAAAACACCTCCAAAATAGATTCATCTATTTTCAATTATTTTTCGCTCGTTTTCCTTAATGATTTGAAGTGTTTTGAGCCTTATTTTAAGGTGCTAGCTTTACAAGGTATGAAGAAATAAATAATAATTACCTTAATGAGATAAACGATAACGACAACTTAATACAACGCGCTGCCACCGGTAAGCTCGAAACACTGAAATGAGCGAATGGCGGGGACTCAGATGGGAGTCAGGAACTTCGGTTCCGCACAATGGTCGGCGCAAGGAGACAAAGGTGAGTAGGTTCCGCGATACTTGCAGGGCAGTATCGGGGGTAGAGATGAAAACCTTTCGACGAAGCGAAAAGCGAGAACGCTTTTTGACACTTAGGCTAGCAAGTGGAACATGAAGCTAGCTAGGCGCGTGATGTTGCGTTTCAATTACAAGTATCAGGTGAGGCCAGCTACCACTGGTTGCAAGCGAACCGGTTTAGAAACCGACCCAGCTACCTGCTCTGCTTTGAGATTGTAGAAACCGCAACCGCTCACGCGCTGACCGGGCCACACGGAACTAGAAACTGCATCACGCAGTCGCTGGAACTGACCAGCTTGATAAGGTTCCTAATTCGTAACCGCGACCAATGAGTCGCAAGGAGAACGACAATGACATTTGATACCGCATTACTTCACATCTGCGATGAAGGAACAGTTGATGCTTACTCGCGAGGTCAGTTCACTGACTCAGGATGGCGACAGGCGATCAGGGAGCTTCTTCGTCGAGGCTTTTGGACAACCGAGATCATCGAACTGATGATGAGCAAGCACATCCGCTGGGCTATCGACTCTGCACCACGACAGAAGAGCCGTTACACCTCGACGGATATTCTGCGTTACTTTGATTCGTCATCCCCTAAAGAGAAGTTCACGCCGGACGATTACGATTACATGATGCAGTACATCGTCCTAACGTCCTAACGTCTTATCGTGCTTGCTAGTTGCTTGGCTGGCACCTCGCCAGCCTAGAGGCTATGCACGACATGGCTTCTAGAGTGGCGAGGGTTCGCTACTATTTGGCAATTCGTTATGCGGTCAAGGCACCGCAGGAGAATACGATGGTAGAAATATTAATAGCAGCAGTGTTGGGATTATTCGGTGGAGCGAAGGCTGAGAAGATAGAAGTCGAAATCTCGACGGCGCAGGACATCGAGGAAGCAGAAGCGTGCGCGGAACGCGAAGATCAACAGACACGCGCAGCAAGCAAATCGAAACAAGCGCAATCGGAAGCGCAATCAGATCGCCAAGGCTTCACGCAAGGCGCACCGCTAGCGCCGAGCAAGCACAGGCTGGTTCATCACCAGCCTCATGTTATTCCCAGCGGATGACATGAGAGTGGTGATGCAGTGCCACTATTCGGAACTCGTAGGCGGTCAAAGCACCGCAAGGAGAGAGCAATGGCAAAAAAAGGAATGTCCAGAGCGCAGTGGAACTTCATGGCAGAGAACACGGAGAGCATGATGCGAACGGTGATGCCCGAAGCCAGTGCGCGGTCGGCAGAGCCGATGAACGGTTGGACTGTGAAGCGTGTCGCAGTGGTGAAGCCGTTGTCAGTGAAGTTGGCTGACGTTATCAAGAAGGAGAATGAATGAGCGAAGACAGACGAGCGTTCGAAACGGTGGAGTTCTTTGACCGTATCCGAGCCGGTATGGAAGGCCGACCGGATGTAACGATGACGAGGCAGTCGGGCATTGAATATGTTGATCCACTAGTGGGCAATTGCGTTACGTACTATGTGCGAACCGCACGGGAACTGGAACAAGGAACCGCTAGCAAGGACACCATCTTTTTGCAGGTGGCATCTAAGGATGGCAATGTGCGAATCGTCATACCGCCGAAGGTGGCGAAAGTGATCCATCGTCAGTATGACGCGCTGACCAAGACGGTCAGGCGTAAGCAAGGCCGGGAAGAAGCGCAGAAGCGCAAGGACGCTGGCATTGAACCGTTTGGTGGCAAGCGTCACGTTCGGAAGGCTGGCTAGGTCACTGGAGGGTAGGGGCAACCGTTGTCCCTGCCCTCGTTTCGTAACGATACATATGAGGCGGTGAA